GTCTGGTTACCAACGATCTCATATCCAGGTAGACCGTCGCCTTGAACAGCAAGAGCGTAACCAGTAGAACCAATACCAATTCTGAATGGACCAGAGTTATAGGTAAGGATATCACCTTTATTGGTAAGAGCAGCAGCGGAATCACCAGCAGCTAGAGTTTCCCAATAAGTAGTCAGACCGACAATTGGGTTAATATCGGTGAAGGAATTACCAACGGAGAGATAGGAGTTAGAACCATATCTAACAATATGTCCAGGGTGATAAGCAAAGGTTGTGGAGAAGTTGCCAACAAACTTAAATCCTTGGACGAGAAGGTCCCAGGTCTCAATACCTTGACGAGCTTCGTCACCTTCAGATCCAATACCAACTTGGAAAGGAGAAACGTTAGTTGTAACACCGACCTTGTGACGGTAAATATTACCACCATACTGAACTAGGTCACCTCTATAGAAAGTGCCTTCGGTGTAGGTTCTTGCAGCACCTGCGAGACCATCAGCAAGGATGGACCACTTTGAATCTGTTCCTATACCTATGTTTTCTGGTGGGTTAAATCCAGCAATAGAGGTAGTAAGTGCAACATAGGAAGAACCGTTGTAGTTTACAACGTCGCCCTGTTGATACTCAGTACCATTACTCCAGTCACCTTCTGCTTTGAATCCAGCGACATACTCCTGAACTTTCGTTCTATCGATGAAAGTTCCTTCAGAAGTGTGTGCCGCGGTGACACGATATACTACGTTACCATAGGTGACAAGATCGTTTACTCTGTAGTAAGTATCGGTCGTCCAAAGACCTCTGTTCTCTAGACCTTCAATGTGGATATTCCAATTGGAAAGGTCACTATAGAAATCTACAGTGCTTGCGACAGAGGTATGGTTAGCGACCGCTACGTAAGTGTTACCACCAAACTTAGCGATGTCGTCAATCAGGTAGGATTTGGAAGGCGTCCAGTTGCCTGTCCAGTTGAATTTTACTCTTCCAAGTCTAAACTCAGCCATTGTTTCTCCTTTTAATTATTATTTTGGTCCGATAGAGTTGTAATCATAATCTGGTCCGTTGAACCTGATGACGAAAAAACCATCATCATCTATGTAATAGTAGAGGTTCCTTCTGTCAAAGCGGATCTGTTGATATTTATCATTCGGATCATCTAAAGCTTTCTTCTCGGTAGCAATGTCATTTCTAATGACCGATGTTTTTCCAACACCTGCATCATATGTACCGTAGTCAATACCATCACCAAACTCAGGAACACCAGTTCCATCTGCACGGTAAAATTCGCCAAGTTCAGTTCCTGCAGCACTAACCTTGGCGAGATATAGCATATTTTCTGCATCTCTTCTCAATGCATATACGAAAAAACCAGAAGATTCTGATGGTAAAAACTCACCAGAAATTGAATTACTTAGGGTTAATGCCATGTTTAACTGCCTCTGTTGTTAAAGACTTTCCATAATGAACCATTCCAAATAAATGTTACGGATGCACCAGAAACGTCCATAATAAAAGGACCTTCTTCTCTTACCAAGTGACCATTTTCAAATTGATAGGTAGACATGATGTTAACTGGGTTGATGCTCATAAAGTTAGCAAAATCTTCAATCCACACCCAGTCACCAACCGCTCTAGGAGTTGGTAGAGTGATATCAAAACCACTTGGTGCATTTGTAGAATCTACTGTGTACTTTTGGTTGGTTCCTGCAGTATAGTTTCCACTAATAAATGTCCATCTGGACTTTGTTAATTCAAATCCACCAGGAGTTACCCCATCATGAACGACAGCAACATTTTTGTCAGTGTCAACAGTAATCTCAGCAAGAGCTCCAGTGAACGTAAAGTGTTCAGCGGTAGTTCCCTTTCTAAATTGTACCTGTTTTGTCATGATTCAAAACTCATGAACGGTATGCTTCTGAGTTATTTATACAATTTTAGATGATGACTACGTAAGTTCTAGCTTCTTCGAATCTAAGAATCTCAGTTTGAGCAGCAGCAAAGAAACCGAACTGACCGATTCCGACATAAGTTGCTCTCGCGAATGCTTCGTCGCCGCTGGAAAGTTTGAATAGAGTTCCAACTCCGACAACTGGTGGGAATGCTCTTGCTGGTTGTGCAATTCCGCGAATCTTGAATAGACCCGTACCTGTAATTGCAGGAGTGAAGTCCACTTCTGGATGAACCAGAGGTCTTCCAGAAATTGTAATTTGACCCGAAGTGCCTGGATCGCGGTCGTCTCCGTAGTATCCGTAGACGGCAATTTCTCTGTCTTCGGAAGCTCCCGAGATCGTAAGTGTACCAGAGGTTCCTGGGTCGCGGTCGTCGCCATAGTATCCGTAAACGGAATTGAGAGCGGTTTCCGCAGAACCACCAGTTTGGAAGAGAATTGTATCCTCGCCCGCGCCACTGACAAATTTCTCTGTTGCAGTACCAGATAGAGTTGCAGTTCCACGACCAACAACTGCTGGATTGAATTTCTGGATTGCGGCACCAGAGAATTCGTAAAGTCCCGTTCCACCAAACGCAGGAGTGAAGTCGATGTCTGGATGAGTGAGTTCTCCAGAAATCGTGAGTGTTCCAGAAGTGCCAGGATCTTTGTCGTCTCCATAGTATCCGTATACTGCAATCTCTCTGGTGAGAGCAACACCAGAAGTATTGAACAGAATTGTTCTGGTGGCAGATGGAATGACAATTGCTTCTGCAGCACCACCAATAATACTGAATGTTCCACCAGCAGGAGAAGTGAGACTGATTCCAGATATCGACTCGAACGAACTTCTGAGAGTAATCGTTCCACCAAAGTCTGTAGTGAGAAGAAGGGATTTCTTCGCTTCGCCAGAAATTGTAAAGAGTTGAGTATCTTCTGGAGTTTGTGCAACGAATGCTTCTGTTGCAGATCCAGAAGCAGTAATAGATCCACCGCCAACTTCGGAGAATGTATTTCTCTCGACGAGAGAAGCAAACTTGAATAGTTTTCCAGAACCAATTTCTCTGGAGGTGGTTTTTTCGATGTGTCCGCCACTGACAGAGATTGTACCAACTGCAATCTCTTCGATAATTGTTCTTTCGAGAGTTTCGTTTTTCTCGGTTCTGATGCGGATGATTCCAGAAGCACCAGGATCTGCATCGTCTCCATAGTATCCATAGACACGAATTGGAGCAGTTTCTGCAATTCCCTTGAAGGAGAATAGTCCAGGGCCACCACGAGCAGTTGCAGGAATAAAGCGTTCCTTACAACCAAACTCGACGCCATCGAGATCTCCTCTTCCAGTATCAGGATCAATAACACCATTTGCGCCAGTACCGATACCAAGAATGTAGATAGTACCATCGGTAAGAATAGGAGCATTGGTACGACCAATTGCCTTACCTTTGAGTATGATTGGACCAGAATCACCAGGATATCTGGGAAGGAATCTGGCAGTAACGATACCAGGATTGCCATATTCTCCAGTAGGAGATCCAGGCAAGAATGTAAATCCAGTCTCGATACCGATATTTCTTTCGATACCGTAGTGTGGAGTGTAATCGATATTTGGATGACGAAGCTCTCCAATGAGACGCATCGTCGCCTTTGTGGTGACAGCTGCAAATGTTGCAGCCAGATCGGTGTAAGCACCACCAACAATATGGAGATATGTGCCTTCTGGTGGATCCATGCTGGATCTTTCGATCGCAGTACCAGAAATACTGATAACGCCTTCGAATACTTCTTCGAATCTGACTCTCTCGACAAGAGTTCCACTGAAGGTTGCAGTACCAACGCCAACTTGATCTGCAGTAAAGGATTCTTTGAGAGATCCAGCAATCGTGAAGAGTTGGGTGTCTTCTGGAGTTTGTGCAACGAATGCCTCTGCAGCAGAACCACCAACACTGAATAGTTGTGTGGAATCTGGTGTATCGAAGGCAACTTTCTCGACTGCTGCGGAACCAGCAATTTCGACAAGAATAGAACCTTGACCAGGATATTCTGGAATCCACTGAGTGCGGAGTGCTTGGGACTTGAAGGTAAATGCAACACCAGTGGAAAGTGAGTATCTTGTAGGTTGTTGAGAGGATTCGTTAATCCAACCAGCATCCTCATATCCCTGATTGATTCCATCCTGATCGAGGAATCCAGTGAAGTTAGGATACAGATATTGGTCATAAGCTGGACCACCAACAAGAGGAATACCCTCAATTGTGCCGTAATCTTCAGAGTTGAAGGTGTTGGAGAAGTCGGATTCAAAGGAATCAGTCTTATCGAACGATGGAACAACGTTCTCTCCACCAGAACTTTGATCCCAAGTTAGACCGCTGTTGCTGAAGAGTACGTCTTGGTCATAAGTATTGGTCTCATCGTCGAAGGTTTCAGCATTAGTTGCGAGACCTTGTGCAGAAAGATCGAGACCGTATACTGGACTTCCAAGAATGCTGCCATAATCGACATCTTCCTGACCATACCAGATAGAAGACTGGTTGTAAGAATCTGTCTGTTTCTCGCCTGTTGCTCCACCAACAAGTTTGAATACACCACCAAACTCATCTTCTGGTGTGTCAATAATTCTGATATAAGTTTGACCCTCTTCTCTACCTTGTCTGAGGGTGATAGTACCAGATCCCTTAGGTGCAGGTGTGAATGCAACATCAGCAATTCCACCAATGTATACGTCACCAACTTCAACATCATCTGCAGTGAAGGATTCAACTTGAGCAGATCCAGAAATGACACTGAAGTTACCAACAACACCTTGAGGTTCAATGAAGGGAACAAATGCCTCTTCTTTGGATCCACTGAGAGTGATTCCACCTTCGAGACCGAATACGGTATGTTGTGGGGCCTGACTGAACCAGTTGTAACCGAAGATGTTGATACCAGCCTTGTAAGTGGCAATACCAGTAATACCAGAGGTAACATACTGGAATGTCTTCTCTGGAAGACCACGATCGGAAAGAGTGAGGGTGACAATTCCAGCAACTTCTGTCGTATCGATAATAAGTTTCGAAGTCGATACTGAGAACGTATCGAGACTTGGATAATGTTGTCCACCGATCTGAATGTAGTTGAAGGCAGACTTGACATCTCCAAATACGTAAGCAGTTGTTGCGGTTTCTCTGACGTAACCCCAATCTTCGTATCCGTAAGGAGCAGGATCTGGTGCCTGAGCAATGAATCCCCAATCTTCTGGTGGGAGAATAACATCGCCCTTCGAAGATCTGAAGTGTGGAACAAATACCGTTGCAGTTGGACCTACTGATTCTCCAGTAATATTGAAGAGAGCAGTTGTTTCGTTGCCGAATGCAAGACCAGGATCCGCAGTCGCACCAGTAAATCTGAATGTTGCAGTGTTCTCCTCTGCAATAACAGATAGAGATGCAGCAGCAAATCCAGTTGGTCTGAATGTACCTTTCCTGTCTCCAGTTTGAATCTCAATTCTATCAGCGGCACTACCAGTAATCTCGAAGAGACCAGTTCCCTCAACTTCAGCAGGAACAAAGGATTCTTCTGCAGATCCGCTGAACTCAAATTCTCCCTCTAGACCAAATACTCTACTTTGTGGAGCCTGACTGAAGAAGTTCTCACCAGTAATATTGATTCCACCAGTTGCCTCATGGGCATAGGTGAGAAGTTCAGGTTCAGTGGTGCTGAGGGTAAAGAGAAGTCTACCTGTTCCTGGTAGTTGATCAACATAGATTTCTCTATCAACTGCAGCAGTTCCAGTTGCCTGATATGCATGGGCAAACAGACCACCACCGAGTTTTCTGAGCAGTTCACCATCATCCTGAGACTCGATGGGTAGAGTCTCAACAACTCGGTGAACAATCTGAGTAATACCATACTGATCAAAGTTAGATCCAGTAGAGTTGTTTTGATATACCCTAATTCTCTGATTAACGTTCTGTGCTTCTGCAGGTAGATTGACAGTTGTAGTTTTTAGTGTATCGAATGTGGTATCATTCCAATCAACTAATCGACTGTCGCCAACACTTGGGGAATTGCCTGGTATGGTGGTCCAGCTAGTTCCATTCCAATACTGGAGATATAGATCCTCATTTGGATCTGGTCTTTCTCCACCATTACTAAAGTTACCTCTGATAATATCAAAGGAAATATCGGGGGAATTGGATGTATCGAGAGTGAATTCTACATAACGGAAGTTGGTATCATTACCGAACTTGATATGTCTACCAACATTAAATCCACCATAATTTCCAGTTCCAGTACCACCATCAGAAACGAATGTTCTGAAGAACGAACCGTTGTAGAGAGCTGCGAGTTCGTCTGGGAAGATGGTCCTGATAGCTGGGACCTGTCTAGTCGTCTCAGTAATGACACCATAATCAAGGAACTCAACCTGATCCGCATCACTAAAGGATCTATCCTTAGCCTGAGTAATCGTTTTATCGAAGGATAGATCAGAGCTAGAGAAGTCAGATCCTTCGATATTAGTGATAAATCCATAATCATCGAGGTCAAATACCTCGTTACCATCAAGTCTGTAGTGAGTGACTGTATTTTCAGGAGCAGTGCCCTTAATTTTAAGGACATTCTTAACAACGGGGATGTAGTCGTCTGGGAATTGTTGGGAGTTATATCCAGTTACCGTTAAGGTTCCAGAGCCAGCAAATGGATATCTATTAAACTTGAATGTCGCTGCATCGTCGGAGAGTTGTGCAAGCGTTCCAGATCCAACCTCGCTGTAAGTGCGTACAGGTACGTCACTACCGCCATAAATGGTGGGAGATGGTCCTGCCGCTCCAAGATCGGGTACAACCAGTCGTTCGAGACCACCACCGATCTCAAATAGACTGCCAGAACCAACCCATACGGGTGTGAAGGCCTCCTCTGCGGTATCTTGGATACCAAATAGTACAGTATTGTCGATATGGGGGACGTAGGCGGTTCTAGTACCACCACCGTTCATTCTACCAATTACACCGAATGGAGCTACATCTCCAGTGTATCTGATTTCCCCATAATAATGTGGGTTAAAATTATCTGCGTCTCTATCGTCGTCGGCCGGTGCCGTAATGCTGCCATGATCCACCAATGTTGCAGAAGCCGTTACCAAACCTCTATCTTCTGCAACAAATATGTCTATCTTCGTATTGTCATATACGTAGACTGTCATAGTTTAGTGAATCATTTTGATTAAAAGGGGATTGCCTCATAATAAAGCAATCCCCACCATGACAAATATTCTATTGTATATATGTATCAGTCAAGTGCGACGTTCAGAGTGATCTTGATCTGGTCACCGTTGTTCTGAATGTTGTAAGGACCATTCGTGAATCTCTCAGCATACATGATGCTGGAGTAGAGAGTAGCGGTGTTTAGACCAAGTACACCGTTCGAGGTAGCAGTCAGTGCAGGAGTTGTGTAGAACTCATCTGCGTTAGGTACATCGAAGACCGTGTATACGTTGGACTCAAGAGTGGTGTTACCAGCACCAGCAGCAACGTAGAGAACGTCACCCTTCTTAAGACCGTGATTAGTAACGTTAATCTTACCGAAACTGAAAGAAATACTTGGGTCAGTTGCAGCCTGAATGTTGTCGATAAGTGGCTTGTCGATATAAACAACTTGAAGTGCTCTATCGATACCAATGATCTTAGTTCCTGTTGCAATACCGATGTTGTCACCACACAGGGTGCCGAGAGTTAGGTCATCGACGGTGATCTGTGGGTCAACAATGAAGTAGGAGTTACCAACAACGCCGATGCAAGGATCACTGTTGTTACCCTTGGAAACGGTTGTTCCGATACCAACTCCAGCAGCGTGCTCAACACCCTGTACTGCAACAGGCATGTTGTTTGCTCTGGTTACATAGTAACCATAGATGTTACCTGCAGGACCAGTAAAGGTGAAGGTCTGTTCTGGATAGGTTGCGGTTGTACCACTACCAACGTTCTTAATAACCCAACGAGATCCGTTTAGAAGAATTCCGTACTGTTGAGTATAATCCTGATCGGTTCTGTTATTTACGCAGTTAGGATAACCTGTGTTTGCAGTAGTTCCGTAACCATTGACGTTACCATCAATATATGGCTCGAAATATGCAGAGGCGGAAGGTACATCACCTTCAGCTGGGGTGGTGTTACTCGTATAAAGCTTAAGTACGAGATTTCTTGGTGAGGTATCTTCTAGGTCTGCAACGAAGTTATTCTGAGCAATCAGATAACGGAGAGACTCAATTTCACCAATATTGGGAACTAGTAATGCCATCGAAACAACTCCTTGTGGGGGTTAGACTTTTAAGAACTATTGTTATTTATAATTTTAATTTTAAAGAGATCAGGAGTCTTCTGATATTATTGACGCTGACCACTTCAAAATCTAGAATATCACCAGCAACTATTGTCGTGTCCCAATTATTTAGGACATCATCAAAGTATTTATTTTGTCCTGTTAACTGAATTCTTTGGTTATTGGTGATCGTAGTAAACGTGGGGTATGCATTGAAGTCTGACTTAGACAACTCCAATACAATGTCACCAGTTTGATCTGCCAATACTTTTACAGATTCAATAACACCAGATACATCGATAGTAACTTTTCCTTTGCTTCCAGGAAGCATTGGGGAACTACCACTATCGATTACAAAATTTATGGATCTCGTTAAATCTGCTGCTGTTGCAAGAGCAATGATAAAAGTATCATCATTAGCTGCAGGAGCAACTGTGAAGACAATTTTATCGCCAGAAATAACGTAATCTTCTCCTGGTTCCAAGAGAAGATTATTTTTGGAAACAATCAATTGCTGATTGTTATTTGGGTTGTATGCAACTCCCTGATCTGTAAGAGAGAAAGTTTTGCCAATTCCATTAAACCCAGTTAAACCATCCAGTACAATATTTCCATATTGAATGGACTTTGATGGGATTTCATAGTCAACACCTACATTATAAGAACCAGGTTGATTTAGTGTTACTAAGTAATCAGCCATTAGGAAACTCCTGGCACTACAAGAACATTCCCCTGAATTGGTCTGGTTTTATATGAGTTTGGTGAAATTAAAACTAAATCATATACATACCTACCACCCTCCAGGGCAGAAGTAGCGGTATCTGTCAAAGCAACCTTCACTACACCATTAATTCTATCTGGGAATGTAATAGTGAATGCAGTGAATTTAGTTGCTGCAGGATGTTTTCTGATCTTCGCCTCTGCAGTGTATCCCGTAAGATTAAGAGCCGAATTGTTAGTATTTCTAATGGTGAACGTGGCATCAAAATCGACACCCTGATCAACAACTAGATTGACATTTCTTGCCGCCATTAGTCAAAAAGAGGGGGGTTTTTACTATTTATCCAGCTTGTCCAAAATCAGTTTCATCATAGACTTCAATTCACTTACTTCATTTCGAAGAGTATCTACTTCCTGAATCTCTTGCAACCTTTTTCTTTTAAGTGCAAGATAGTTCTCATAATCAGAATCGGAGCAATTCAAGATTGCTCCTGTTTCTGAATCTCTGTATAAATTATTTGAATTTTCAACTTTTATTTTATCCATTAGATAGATGCGATTGCTCTCAGGTCACGAATCTTGGGAACATAAGCATAGTTAGTTCCAGTCATAACAATCTTAATCTGGAATGCGTTAAATTGTGGAAGATTCTTCGCATTGAATTCGTACTCTCTATAATCGTTGTCAGTGTTTGATGCAAGAACATTTCTGTCAGGTCTTCCACTGTTCTTAGAAGTATCAATAATTCTTCCAGTAGAATCAAGATTATCATATCCAGGGAACAATTCAAACAACTGATATTCAGCTGGAGCATCGACTCTGAACACTCTGTATAGAACTCGGATATCATTAGAAGAGTGTCTGTATGCATCAAACAGAACTCTTAGTCCATCTGCTGCTTTTTCTAGTTTAACAACCTTAGATAGATAAATTGCGGCACTTGGATCTTGATCAAGAGAATTAACTCTTAGATCGGAAGGATAGTCAGTAATCTTACTGTTAAGTCTATCCATCGTTGTAACGATATTAATTCTATCAAGGTCAATCATTGGACTTACCTTGCTATCATTTGAAGATAGAGATAGTTCCATAGTAAAGGACTTTCTACCAGGGAAGTCTTGCAATCTATTCAACTCATTTTCCTTAGAAGCAATAATTCTTGGGGAAGAGAATACGTTATTACTATTAAGAGATACAGGTTCATATCCCTGATCAACGTATGCAGTCAGGTTTCCATCTGGACTATTTCCAGTGAAAGTTCTGACACTTGCTTCAATATTAGTCGCTTCTGGTTGCAGAGTACCAATATTTGGTCTGAGGATGTTGAATGGGATATTCTGAGTTGCTTGTGGACCATATAGGTTGCCTACCATTGGCATCTCAGTAACATAACTGCCTCCAGACTTCGTTTCTCTCCAGTAAAGTTCTGGGAATCCAGATGCATTACCAGTTGTTCTATCAACACCTCTACTACTCATACCAACATTAATCCAGTAATGATCAACGTCAGTTGAATACTTGTTAAGATCAGTATTGGCAAGACTATGAGATGCATTGATTCTTCTCAATGACACACCATTCAATTCATACTTTTCGATCTGAGTGTTGATTGCATAATCACCAGAAACGGAATCATCAATTGCTCTTGTGATCCCAGTAAGAGTTCCAGCGGAGGTACTTACTCCAGTATATCTAATGATTTCTTTACCAACTAGAACATATCCTGGGTTAGAACTATCAACAGTAAGATTCTCAAATGCAGTGAAGATTCCAACACTACTTACAGGTAACCCCTCGGTACTTGTGGAATTATACGATGATGTAATCTTTTCTGGTTTTACATCTGGTTCAAATCCAAGCAGTTTCACCGTGTCCCTATCGGAATACATTCCATGGTTATTATGTCTGACTCTTGCATGAACCCCATCAGTAATATCCTGAAGATATGTGATTGGAGTTCCTGTAAGGATGGAAGACCCAGCTCCACCAACATAAACAACCGCAGAAGAAGCATCAATTTTTGGTCCGCCTTGAACTTGATCAATCAAGAGAGTGTTAAATGCACTAATAACACCAACTTCATTGGGGATAGTTAGTAGAAGGTTCTTACCAAATCCACCAGTGTTTGTGTAATCAACAGTCAATACATCACCTGCAGAATAACCCGTTCCACCAATAGAAACGGTTGCTGCAACTGCAACTCCAGAATTAACACTGATGTTTGCCTTTGCACCAGATCCTCTACCAGTTCTAGCAATCAACGGTACACCAGAGTATGTTGCAGCACCAGAGGTAAATCCTGCGCCAATATTTGTTAGTGTTAACGCACTTCCAACTCCGATTGCACCTAAAACTTTACTCAGATTAGCGGAGAAGTTTGGATTATTTTCTTGGAGAATCGTAACTCCAGCAGTTAGATTTAACTGTTCTGTAGCTGTCAAACTCTTTCCAAGACCAACAATAATGTTTTTGGAAACCATATCAAGTGGATTAGTTCTCAATTTGGCAATTTGTCTGTTACCAATATCAAGATCTGGATTATAAAGTTTAAATCTACCAACGTCTGTAGAAAACTCTGCTCTGTATAGAGTGAACTTAAGGTCTTCCAACTGACTAGGATCCCACGTTGCACCATTCTGTGACTTGAATAGTGATCCCAGAAGTGGTTGTTGTGCAACAATGATCTTCTCAGAATCTGGTTGGTTAACAGTGCTGATATCCTCTTCACCCATTCTCGAAATGAATACCGTATATTCATTGGAGGCAGAAAGAAGAACAATAGCATATTGACCACTTCCCTCACAGTAGACTGGGGATGGGAAGGTAAATGTAGTTGGAAGAGATCCATCCTCAGAAAGAACAACTTCGGATGGGTCAAGAATTACCTCACCAAAGGGAAGAATAGTCTGTGTTGGCAAACCAGTCTGTAGTGTTCTGACCTGTAGAGTAACAGGTAGAGAATTGGTATCCTTAGATCTAAAGTATACGTCACACTTAGTGAGGAATACCCCGTTGATATCTGGAACCTCAAAAGATTGAGCCAGAGGATCAACCCATCTCGATTGAGTTGTAGTTCTATTAGTAAAACTTACATCAGCAACTAATCTAGTATCACTATTTGTGAGACTTCTATCCTGAGATCTTGGAATTCTCTGTACATCAGCATTTCTAATTCTTAAAGTTGCCTCCTCAACATTCTGCAAAGTACCAGAGGAAGTGAAAGTACTCTCTGCAGAACTATCGGTGAATCCAGAAATTGTCTGGTTGGAAGAACTACTTGTCAGAGTAAATGTCTTAGATCCAGTATTAAATGTTGGAGCAGATGGTACAGTTGGATCAGGTAAGAATAGAGATCCAATGAGAACACCAGCTTTATCAGTAATGAGTCTAATATCCTTGATAGTAGCAACTGCTCCACTAGACTGACCGACAATTCTCATACCCTTAGCAAGGTGACCAAAGAATCCAGATGCAGACTGGAGTTCTAGGGATGCAGTATCAACGTTTAGGATAGTAGAAGTCGAAGAATAAGTAGAAGGAATTGTGGAAGATGGAGAATATGGATTGTTTACATAAGTCTGTGATGGGTTATTATAAACGCCATACTTATGGTTTGTTTGAGCAAGTCTAAACCTACAAGATGCATTACCATTGGTAACAGTTCCAACAACTGTTTCACCAGCGCCAAATGTTCCGCTGACCATCTCAATTTCGATCAGTTTGGGAACAATGTACTTGTTCATGTCAATATTATCAAAGAAGGCATAAAGTCTTGTATTAGGCTTCAGTCTTCTGCAAATAAATTCAATATTTCTGGATCTCATCGTTGCGATGACTTCCGTAGAAACCACTCTATCGCCTAGAGTTGTGGTATCAAATCTTTCACCAACTCTAAACTGGATACCCTGTCTAGTTTGGTTAGTTGTTGTAGTAACCGTCTGTTCTCTAACAGAAGCAGTTCTAGTTCTGAGATTTGTAGTAGTTGTAAGTCTAATGCCTCTTCCAGCGACAAAACCACTAGTTCTTCTGGTATTGTTTCCAGTGACAGTTGTTGTATTTTGCCTCAGTACAGTAGGACCGTTAGATACACTTGTACCAGTCCATGTTGTTTCCCAGGATCCCCAATCAATTGGAGACATTCCAGTATTACTGTCAGCGCCAGTAATACCCATTGCGGAATTAAAGCTTCCTTCTACATCATAAGTTGCACTAGATCTTCTAGTTTCAATCCAAGTATCTGTAGATGGATTGAGTTCAATCTGACCAATCCAGTTTACAACAGCAAATGGGTTTACATTTTCAATTCTTGTAGCGAACTTATTCTGAAGGAATGTTTTATCACTATAGTTCAAACATACAACATCACCAACTCTCTTGACATTTCTATCTCCAAGATCGGAAACAAATCTATAATCAGAAGCAGGACTTGAAGAAGTTGCAGCACCAACAATTGCTTCGGAACCAAGGAGAAGGTCCAAAGAAGTAGTGTAGTGTTGTGGTCTCAGTCTACCTTCTATTGGATCTACACTAGCTTTATACTGAGAATTAGTAACATCACCACCAGTAGTTGACTTAAAGTTATCAACAAAGAATCCAGATTTGAATCTGTCTAAATTTGTCTGAGGATCCTTTAGTGCAAGGTTAGCCGTCTCAGATTCGAGTAGAGATAAGGCAGTATAATACTCAACGTTCTTTAACCTATCTTCAATGATTGAGATATCCTTCATGCGATATCTCTTATGTCTAGCAAGTTTCAATTCTACTTGAGACGCATTATAGACATATGGAGGAAGATAAACAGTAGCTATCTCAAGTGCATTTTCGATAGTGTTTGGAACTTTTGGTTGAATAGCTGGAACACCAACAGAAAGACTGAAGATTCCATCTTTACTTAAGTAAAGTTTATCAATTCTACCAAGATAGTAATCATAACTTACGTTTACTGACTTATCTTTAGCAACTACAAGAGTTGAAGATGAAGTATATGGATCAAAGTTTCTAGACAAAAACTCAAATGGAGATCTATTTGTAGCTACAGTAGAAACTCTAGGTCTGAAGTCAAGAACATCGGATGCGGGTTGATATCCTTCAATTAATGGAACTTCAGTAGCATATAAATCTGCATCATAGGAATTGATGGCAACAAAGTCACCAGGGTCAGACTGTTCGATAACAAAATGGTTATAAACAATGGTAATTCTTCTTGTTGGTGCTTCTGATCCAGGCTTTCTTACCAAAGAAGAGAAGTCAACATAGTCCTCTCTCTGACCAGGATCAAATTCAAAATTATCTTTAATGTCCCTATCTCCAGGAACAAAAGAAAGAACAGTAGCAGTTACATTGGACTCTTCAAATACAACTTCTTCACCAATTTCGAAAGAATTTTCATTCCTGTAGACAAAATCAACCTCATTAGATCCATTACTGTCAACAAAAACTGCAGCTGAGCCAGATGTCTGGCCAACCATCTTTTCACCTCTCAATGCATTTAGGATATTTGTGTTGAGATTGGAAAGTACAAGGACAGGGAACTGTGGATCACTTACTGAGGACGACTCAAGAACAGCGATGACATTTGATACATCAGGAACACCAATAGAGATTCTCTTATCTTGAACTCTAGTTCCATAAATTGTGCTATAAGTTAGTCCGTCTTCAATGGTAGTAGCTCCAATACCAGAAGAATTCTTAGCAGACAAACTAATAGTGTTTGTAGATGCTTTCTTAAATACTTTATTTTTTGCTCTTACGTTGACTTTTTTCCAAGTAACAGTGAGAGTAGCGTTTCCACTAGAAACACTCAATCCAGAAAGGGTAATGGTTCTTCCGCTTACTGTTAGTTTCTGATTATTAAGAGCTTCTACAACACCAGTCGAGTGGAAGGTCAAGTTATAGTCTTCTTCATCAAATGGTTCCAAAGTGAGACTTGCATCAGATTCTAAAGTAGCACTATACGAACCAGAAGCAATAGAAACACTATACGTCTTTCTGAAAAGAATATCAGATCCAGTAAAATCAACAGAAGCTACGTTTGGTTTGGTTAATTCTGAATACAAGAAAGACTTATTCGTATTCAATACCTCTGTAGAAACTTTGAAGAGGTCATTTGCAGTTAAATCACTAACTGGCAGAGTTCCAACGTTTACATTGGATACATTCGTAGTTGCTTCAAGAACTATTTTTTTGTTACTTACATCAATCTGTTTAATTGCATTGAATACTGGAACAGTATTTCCAGAAACACTATATCTGATAATATCACCAGTTCTAATTCCAATATTAGTGCTAAATTCTAGAGCAGCACAAGTTGCAGTAGAAACACCTGCAGACTCACCAGTAATACTGAACTGGGATCCCAAAGAAGCGATTAGGGTTCCTTTATTCAGTTTAGTGTCTGCAGTAAAGGGTACAGAACCAGTTCCTGCAATTTGACGAACATCTTCAATAGAATAGTCTTCCACTCTAGTAATAGATCTAGATACTGGTTGACCGTTAACGTAAATTTCCTCACCTTCTTGGAATTGTCCGTTAACTTGATATAATTTTATCTGTCTAACATCATTTACAGTTTCATGAATGTATCCAGTAGCACCGCTACTCTGACCCTCAATCAAAGCAGGTGTTGGGATTAACATATGAGTGTTAATCTCAATATATGTAAATGTCTGAATGTCGTAGAGAGATGCTTCAAAAATAGTAGAAGCATCCACATACTGAGCATTCTTCAATTTCATATCATATAGTCTTGCAACGCCGATATGAATACCACTAGCAGTACCAGGGGTTACGGTTCTATTCTTATAGAGATTTACATATGTATCAGTTCCAATGCCAATATTGGAAGATCCATAAACATTGTTGAGTTCAATCTGCTTACCAAGAGAAAATGGAATTGATTCATTGAATAATTTTTCTGTTCCTCTTGGTTTTGGAACATCAACCGTAGTTGTATTGAGAGTCTCTACTTCATATCCACGAACATATGCTTTACCAGGTCCAACAGATAAACTAATAAAGCTTTCTGCTGGTTTATTACCCTGCTGAGTTACCTGATTGGAATAGTAAGCTCCATCGTTACCAATTCTATCATTTAGGTTCTCTTTTACAGAAACACTAAATGGTCTGATGTAATAATCACCAGATTCGTCGTAAGTTCTTCTAGCTAACTCATCACGAATGAGGTTATAATCAGATGATTTTACAAACTTAGAAACAACTCCCTCTTCTACCCTAAGAAGTTCAATAAAGTTCTCATCATTAAAGTCAGTTAAAGACTTTTTGACTAGAGTTGTTGAAATTTTAAATCTATCTGCACCAGGAGCAGCAAAGTTAGAGAACCCTCTTGCATTATCATATAGATCTTCATTGACTGAAGATGCTGTTACAATTTGTTCATTTACAAGAAGACCAACCCTGTAGCTAGGCTTATTTCCATACTGATCCAGAACTACTGTTTGATCTAATACTTCAACAAAAAATCCTCTGATGAAATATACACCATTGGCAATTTTTACAGCAGATCCAACTTGTGATGACTGTGAAATAATAGTAGTAGCAAAACTAGTTCCTGCTCTAATGCTAGATAATGTATAATTAACATCTTCTTGAACTAGAAGATCTTCCCCATCTACAAAAGTAGATCTGGAGAAGTCTTGATCACTGGAACTCTGATATTTAATGTATAAAGTATAATTTCCTCTTTCTGATTGTCTATTGGTAATTACATATTCAACTTTTGCTGTTACACCACTAGTCTCACCCTTAATTAGTTTACCCTTAAGAGCATCTAAGTAAAGTGAAACTGGCAATCCTAAGTGAGTATCATCAATCTGAACACATGAATAGTCATCATCATAAGCAATTTGACCAGGGATTACTACAGAGCCCTCTTTGAAAAAATGCCTACCAAACTTTTCAACCTGATTCTGAAGAATAGATTGTAGTGTTGTTAATTCCCTAGATTGAATTGGTAGTCCTGGTTTGAACAGGACTCGCTGATAATTCTTCTGATCATTAAAATCGTCAAAATATGGAGACGCATTGAGGTTAGTATTTTGTGGCATTGTTCTTTAGAACTCCAGTACGATCTTAATATCTTCTTTTTGACTTGAAGACCTGGGGATTGCAACTCTATTATCAATGTAGATAATTTCACCAGATTTCGTATTATACTCAGCGGAGGAGATTCCAGAAACGAAGTCTAGACCTAGCTGGTATGTCTTGTTATTTATTGAGGTAGAGACACCGTTGAATTGATTGTTAATCTCTAGAAGTGGTCCTACGACTGAACTTCCTGAAATCGTTCTACCATATCCAGCGTCAGGAGTTGATGTAAACTCAATGATCTTATAACCACTTTCACTGGAAGCAAGACCCATTGGTTGATAGTACTTAAGAACTCCAGAGATTTTATCCCAATGAGCAACCATACCAATAGCAGTAGATCCAAGTCCAACAGTTTGCGTGATTGTAGAATCCACAGCATATGTTGTAGACGTGGTTACACCGCCCAACTTAAGTGCTTTTAATCCACTAACTAGAGAAGTGTCAAGAAGTTCTTGATTACTTCCAAATACCGTTGGGTTTTTAATAATACCAACTCTAGCAAAGTCATTACCTTCAATGATATCTGGATTGGTTTCTAGAGTTTCGAATCTTGCATAAAGTAGTGCTCTATATGCACCAAGTTCTCTATAGACATCATATCCGTGGCCACCTTTAGGTGGAATAATAACAGAGAACTGTCCAACAGCGGTTGTACCAATACCAGTGTTAGTAAGGTTCTCTAGAGGACCACCAGACTGACTTCCAGGCGCGCCTGGGAAGAATTTGATGGACCCATGGGTATAACCCTCCCCACCATCAGTAACAAAGACCTCAGAGACCTTTCCGAAGGAGTCGATGGTAATAGTTGCTTTTCCTCCATTACCATCTCCCAAAATGGGGACATTGGCAAAAGAAGTCGAAATTGGTTGATAGTTGGATCCTCTATCATCAATAACTACAACTTCAATCTTTCCATCAATCGCATTGGTTTTAGTAGCGACAGATTCGCCAGATCTACCCCAATCCTCAGGAACTGGAATATATTCGATAGAATCGAATTTTACAATTTCAGAAGGTTTAATAGTGTACAGATATTTCCAAACATAACCATCACCAGATGTACCTGCAGCTCTTGGTTCTAGGTCAATAAATGTTGGTTGGTCATAGGAAGGACGACCCTTTGGGTTTTCTGGGTCAGATCCATTCTGCAAACAAGCATAGACTTTCAAGTCTTCATTGACGATATAGAAGTTTGCTTCATACAAACTTGCTTGTGCAGTAATTGGTGTCAGATTATAGATGCTATAATCATGACGATACATTTCATAGGTTGTTCCAGCAACCCACTGAACTTTTCTGACAAGTCTCCTAACGTCCTTGTCAGTAATTTTTTTCATCGCGATGATAGATTCCTTAATGGAATACTCTTCTTCAAACCCATCTAGGGGCGCTGGAGTGTTTGTAGTCCAATCGGGAGTTCCACCAGCCTTTGGTTCAAGAGAATTGGGCAACCCAATAAAAGCATAATACTTATTGACGGTTGAACCAACCCCAACGAAACTTTTTACAAAAGTCTCCGCATTAAGAATCCTAAATTGTTCTGATATAATTGCAGGCATTGTCGCTGTGGTTTTTTACTTATTTAGTGGTTAAGTTAAAGGCTTTTCTCTGGATACCATAGCAGCGGTGGAAAGTCCGACCAATCCAGCATCAGGATTCACAAAGAAAGACTGTGGTAATCCTTGACTACGGTTTTGGTAACCATAAATTTTACCCCAACTATATTTACCCCAGTAAGTATCAATAGTTGCCGTAGTACCAACTCCAACCTGAATATCACTGTTATTATTTGGTCCTGGTTGGAAAGCACAAGTAACTGTAACGATGCCAGACAGAACATCCACATCGGTTACTTTTTCAACTCTAAAGACTCCACCCAGATATTCACCAGCAGAAATAAGTCCAACTTTATTTGCAGGATAGTTTGCATATCCACCAATAGCTGTTGTAATTCCAGTTAAAGCATGTCCAACAACTAAAGGACTATCATAAATGACGAAATAATCATCTTTTTGAAGTTGAGAATAATTAACACCAAGAGTGTTTAGAGAAGAATATCCATATCCAAGGTTAGTATTATCATTAAAGTCAGACTTAAGAGCAAATTCAAGTCTAGGTGGAACACTAAATCCGATACCAGGAACAAATGTGTTGACACCTACGATAACTCCAAAATCACCCTCTGTTCTGAATGATAAAATTTCTTCAGACTTAGTAGAATCAATATCAATAATTGCTGGAGGACTAGATCCAATTCTATATCCAAATCCACCATTAGTTATGGAAACTGATGTAACTACACCTGCAGTAACCGAAGCAATACCAGTTGCTCTATTAATAACTGGATCAGCATATAAAACTGTGGTTCCAGAACCAACCGCAATTACTCGCAACTGTTCAACTCCAAAACCAGTTTCAACCAAGTCTTCAATTTCTTCAGAATGATTAACTGGTCTAGAGTTCCAATTGGCAAGATCAAAGGAATAGTATAAATCACCTACAGTACTAATTCCAACATAGAATCCATCAACATACTTAAGACGAGAAAAGTCAAAAGTAGCAGGAGAAACTGTACCTGCTGGCAATTGTTGACTAAATGGTTGCCAGAAGTTCTTGTCTGTAGAAATACCGATGGTTCCGCCATCACCAACATAAATGAATCGGTTACCATCAAACAGTACATCTCGAATATTATTAAACGTATTACTATTTTTGATAGACCAAATTCTTCCATTGTTGGAAGCAATAACAGCACCACCATTGCCAACTGCAATATATTCACTTTGCCCATAGGTTACTGCATTGAGATCCTCAAGAGTTCCAGAGAATTCACTGAAGAATGCGGTAGATCCAATTCCAGTTGCAACAAAGATCGATCCTGCAGTTCCCACAGTAACCCAAGTATCGGTGGACCCTTCATAAACGATTCCCCTAAAATCACCTTCATATTCACTATCGTAAGTAACAGAAGAGTTAATAGCAGGAACTTGTCTGACTTCTTTCAGGTTTACCGCAGTAAATGGAGCAAGACTATTTCCAATAGCAACTGTTGTGGAGATCTTTCCAAAAGATCCAGCAACAGCTACATGATGTTTATCTGGGAAGAAAATACTATATCCAACACCAACTGCGTTGAATGTGATTGTTCCGCCATATCCAATGTTTCCTCTTTCCCAGAATTCTCCACTCTTGGTATTAATGTACTGACTACTTTCACCAACTGCAACAATAGGAACTTCTCTAGATATTGATTTCCACCTCACATAACTGGTAATACCAGTAATGCTGTCAAATTTCCAATCAGAAATTGGATCTTTTCTCTCAATAAGTGATTCAGAGATAGAAACTTCTGGGTTGGTAATATTTTTATATCCCTCACCACCATCTAAAATCAGAATATCAGAGATACTGGAAGATGTAGAGACTTTTGTACTTAGAATGCCAGATTTAATAGCAACGTCTTCAAAAATAACAGCATTTCTTTCTGATTGTGTCAATAAATCAATTTCAGAGAAAGTTGGGAACGCATTTTCTACGTAAATTACATTATCACTTTCTCCAACATTTTTGATGAGTCTAGTTGTTGGTGTAACTCTAGCCTTTAAACTTGGTCTGGCTTTAGGGACTAGTGTTCCAGAAACGATCTTGTCTCTTCTCTGTTTTTCCCAAGTAAGAGGTCTTTCTGATGTTTGATCAGTATCAATACCGACGCTATCATAAGTAAATGTCTCTAAGACATCAGAGGCAACAATTCTCTTACCAGTTCTTTCAAACTGGTCCAGATCAAAGAAATTGAGTTTATTTTCATTGATCTTAACAACATCTCCAGGTTTTACTGTTAGCGGTGGTTCAATTGTTTCAACGTCTTTCGTAGATCCTCTATAGTAGAAAACAGAACACTTGGATCCTGGTTTTGGTGCTTCAGAGAAAATAACTCTACTTCCTTTGAAGATGTAAGACTCGCCTGGGGTTTGTAGAATATCGTTAATGTAGATAAAGATGTTGTTAGTTACATCCATATCACTACCAGAGATTGTCTTAAGACTGAGAATCTCAGTAGTTCCGCCAGTCGTTACCGATAGAGTGAACTTTTTACGTTGACCGTCAAAGAAATTAGAGATATTATCAAACAAAATAAATTGTCCGAAATAGAATCCAGAGAACTTATCATTATCCAATTCAACGACTTGCAACTGGAACTCAGTCACAACTCCAACTGTAACATTAGTAGAAATGCCCGAAACTGTTAATTTATCATCGACCTTGTAAGCGATACCCTCTTCCGTTAGGTCAAATTCTTGAATATCGCCATCAACGTTAACTCTGAATCTAACTACGGCGTCAGTACCTATTCCACTAGTACCAGAAATATATTCCAAACTCCTATTGAAGTATGGATCTGGCTGATTAATATCAACATAAACTGGTTTTTCGACAGAACCACCTCTTGCATATTGATAATATGCAGTACCAAGTCCAGTGAAAATCCTTAAATTTGCACCATCAATTGACTCAAGAATATCATATCCAGAATATCCTTCATCAACATAATTCTGGATTCTCTCAGCATATTGAATAGTTCCACTAGAATCATAACTATACTGAGTAATTGTGGAGTATCCAACAAATGCACTAAAGATTGTGGAGGTTCCAACAGTTCTTACTTCGGACCCATTGTAGTAGGGATCAGTAATTCTTGGGAAAGTGAGAATACCAACTCCGCCATCATAATCACAAGTCATGGCAATTCCAGACATGATTACGAAGTCTCTTTCCTCAAGATTATGAGGTACAGTAGTAGTTACTGTAATAATTCCACATGATCCATCATAAATCGCATCATAAATGTCAATTGCAGGAACGCCAGTAAATGTAACTGCAATTCCACTAATAAAGACGAAATCGTCAGTTTTAGCAAGGTGACCCTCGTACTGAGTAAAGGTTCCCGTTCCCTGTTGGTGAGTATGAACACCAACATTACCAGTAAGATCGGTCATTGCAACACCGATATTAACGGTAAAGTCAAGTGTACTTGGAGTGCTTAAAACGGAGTAAATATCTCTCTGTTCGTCAACTGGTGGGAAAGTAATGTCACCAGATGTTGTACTAAAAGCAATACCAGCAAGTTTTACAACATCTCTAACAGAAAATCCATGGACATTAGTGCCTTGGATGGTTGCAATTCCTGTAGATGGGGTATATAAAACGTTAGCAATAGTAGTAGTAATACCAATCTGTTTTCCTTCTACGGTGACTGTTGTAACTCCAGTTGCAGGAGTATTGTCAATGTAGGAAACATCTTTTGGAGTAAAGTAACCAGTACCACTACTAGTGAATGTTAGAGCCGTAACAAGACCAGCTTGTGCTCTTTCTACTACACCACCACTAACATAATTATGGACAAAAGTAGTGATTCCTAGATTTACTCGGAATGTATTTGTGGTTACTCCTGGTAAGATGTCAAATCCAACTACGTCTCTACCTTCTAAAATATTTGTGTCTACACCCGCTTGTACTGTTCCACCAGCAACATAAACCAATGGTTGTGTTCCTACTCCAATTCTAACAAGAACATTATTAGTATCAATAATGTCTACAACAGGATATGCGTCTTCTCTGAGCCTAAACGTGGAAACACCATCCGTTACATCAACTCCAGCAACAACTAAGTTTCTACCATAATTTGTTGCAGTCCCAAGATAATGACCAGCAGTAACATTTACAGTTGCAATACCAGTGAGATAGTTATATCCAAAGGTGTTGATGTTTCTTACAGCACTTAGGGGAGTAAAAGTAAATCCAGCACCAGTAATTCTTACTCGATCTCCTTCATAAAGATCATGAGCAGTTGCAGTTGTAAATGTTCCAATTCCAGTGAACATATTGTGTACTGCTGTGCTGATCGCAACGGTCGTAACTTCATTAGTTCCAAGTATGGCAGTAATAGCAGCACCAGTCCCCTGAGATGCACGTATAGTGACCTCTGGAGGGGTTCTATAACCTTGTCCCCTACCAGTCAGTCTAAGACCCGTTAAAGACCCTGTAGTACCGACTCCGACTCTTGCAGAAGCAGCTAAAAGTGTGTAATATCCGCCACCAGTCTGCAATCCAACTTTATTGATCCTTCCAGCTCTAGGAACTCCACTTAAAAAGTTAATATTATTATCTTCGGCAGTATTAATTTCAAAATCCAGTCCAGGAGTTTGAACTACATTATTAATAAGAATGAATGGGTTATTATTAATATCAACTCCACTATTGACGTTATTATAAAGTGAAGTGACAATGCCTTGGTTTTCTGTTACATCAAACTGAGTTCCAGCAATACCAGTAAATGTCAGTGAAATGTCATCTAAAATTACGTTTTTATCTTTCTCATCATATGGATCAAACTTTCGAGAAAATAGTCTTCCACTAAAAGTGGATCCAGTAAGTAGACCAACTGGTCCTTGTTTACCGTATGGTGGATCTGAGAAAAAGATTGAATCGTCTACAATCTGATAATCTCCAGTAAATACTGAAGATACACCAGTGTTGTGTGTGGTAGCTATAGATCCAAATGATCCTCTTTTTACTACAACAGAAGCACCTGTTGTTTGACTAAAAACTGGAAAATAACCAGCGCCTTTGCCAAATACAACAATTTGACTAATAGTACCTAGACCAGAAATTACAGGAAAGAAAATACCTTCCGTTGTTGGAACAGTTGTGCCCTCAACAATAATCTTTGGTGGATCGGTTTTCGCATATCCAGATCCACCATCAAGGATCTCAATCCTATCAATTCCATAATTGGAATCGAAAAAAGGTCTGAAAAGAGCTCCAGATCCAGGCGTAGTTCTAGGCATTTATTCCTCTCGTCAGCTAATATTGATGGAGCTACTGCAATAAACTCTGGTAGTACCAGTTGCATCTCTAATGATACTAAATGTTAGGATATCTTCCGCACCCGTCGATGGTGGTGGATTACCACCAACCCATCTAATACCAGCAGCAATGACTACACCGTTAACCTTACAATTGTCACCATATGTGGAATCCACTCCAGCATCATTAACAATAGTGACCGTAGTAGCCTTACTATTTAATGTACTTACATTAGTGAAGTTCCAAGTGCTTACAGAGGTTGTCAATCCACCAAGAACTACAGAACCTTGAGACACATCTACAGTCAAAGTTCCACCAATAGCTGTCAATCCATCAGTAAAGTTACCAGATACTTTTTCAGTAATATCTCCATTAAGGTGAGTAGTACCATTAAATGTACTAATACCAGTAATTTGAACATCACCACGAACGTCTAGTTTTGAGGATGGTGCTGTTGATCCAATACCAGTATATGCGTCTTTAGTAACTACAAATGTCTTAGAATCAATTAGGTCTTCAGCAGAGGAAACCTGAAGACCATGAGCATTTCCTTTAGTAACAGACCAAATAGCAGGTCTCTCATTAGAGAATGATGCAACTTGCAACTGAGAAGTTGGAAGTGATGTTCCGATACCGACCATACCGTCGGCTTTGATTCGGAACATAGTTGTTGCAGTTCCAACTTCAATGGGACCATCAGTGATAGCACCAGGATGTTGAATTGTTATCTTTCCAATATCAGCATATGTGGAAGTAATAACACCAGTGGTGTTGATATCAATATCACCAGCAACATATCTAGAACTCGTCGCGTAACCTGCAGTAGAAGCTACCCCACAGTTGGTGGAGTAACCTGCAGTGGAAGCAAAAGAGACAAAACTCAGGAGGTTACTTCCATCACCAAAAACGTCATAAATGTCTTGGAAGTTAGCGTTAATTTTTAACGTACCCTGAAGTAAAGTATCTCCAGTTCCATCATTCGGAGCTGTACCAGTATTAATACCTTGGAAAGCCATTACTTAAATAGTTTTTCTGTTATTTATAGTTAATATGGTGGGTTATCATCATGTGTGACGAGAGCGTCAGAATGATAGACAACCGAAGAGTTCATTCTATTGGTATCATAGTAGAAATTATTATCAACTGTATTTTGTGCCGCAGCAGTTCTAGATCTAACAAATGTAGAGTCACCAATAGAATCTACCTGAACAAACTCATTATCAATTTTGATGATATCACCTTTTGAGATCGATCCAATACCAGATGAAATAACAATCGCCTGATCGTCAGCACCAACTGCAGATCCAACACCAACAGTTAGTTTCTTATTTGCAAGAGGACTTTGAATAATATTATCAATCAAAATCAAAGCATTCTTGGTTGGTTCTGCATACTTGAGCGTGTGTGTTCCCGTACCAAGTCCAACAAAGTCCATTGGGAGAGAAGTAGATAGACCAGAAAGTCTAAACTTAGTATCGTCTAACTTCTGGACATATACTCTAGATGGAATTGTAGTGCCACCAAGTTCAGTTGGCGTTAAGAACAAATCATCATCTGGAGAAATGCCACCAATGTAAGTACCTGCGATAGAAATTCTATTAGTGCTTGCATATCCAGATCCACCCGTAACAACTTCGACACTCTCAATATCGAGATTTGCATCTCTAGTTACGTTAAATGTTGCTCCAGATCCACCACCATCATTAGTAGATGGAAGGTTGGAATATGTAGTAAGAATACCCGTTCTCGTTCCAGTCACAACATTAACTGGGAATGAAAGGTCATTGGTAACTGCAGTACCACCCAAATAAGTACCGCCAATGGTTACTGTATCACCAACGTCATATCCAGAACCACCAGCGATTAACTGAACAGAAGTTGATAATGGTTGACCAGTTGACTGATCATAAACAAACTGAACCAAGAAAGTAGCACCTTGTCCACTGCCATTTGTTGTAGACGGAAGTGGATTACCAAAACCATAAACTTTGAATGTTGTGATTGGGGAAACTGTTGTACCAATACCCGTAACTGGCCCAATAACGGTATTGTTATATCCGTTTTCATACATTGCACTACTACCAGTTCCAGAAGTAGTGACATTCATAACAATGTCTCTTAGACCAGTAATATGAGAAGTAGTTGCGATGCCGATAGAATCTCCACCATTCGTATCATAAATCAGTTCTTGTCCTGTTTGGAAATTATGATTCTGGAAAGTAATGATGTTATTAGGAAGATCAACAACAGCAGAACTTGCAGAATTAAAGTCAATTTTAAATACTGGATTGCCATTAGACTTCAGTTTGAAATCTGTTTTACCTTCAAGAACACCAGATCTGTTGTGTTGTCCTGTAAATCCATTAGAAATATCATCAAGTCTCAAAACCTTGTTAGTTTTGTTGAGAATATAACTCTTAATTGGTCTACCTTCTGGGAAGAAGATCCTCTGAACCGATCCATCTGGTAATGGATCATCCTCAGTAACCATAGCAAAGTTTTCTCTTCTACCCATATAAATGTCATTATCAATGTTGACGATCATATCAATCTTGGTATCTACCGTTTTAATCCTCATGTTTGTGGATTTAGCAATACCAACATTGACTTCATTGACTGTGGGTTGACTCAAAAGTTCAAGGTCAGAGAACTCTTTGAATCCAGATGGGTGTACAATTGCTCTTACAGATTCTTTCCACTTATCATAAGGTAGGTCACTCTTAATAGAATATGAGAACTTCTGATAGTATTCATTGTCAGCAATTCTCTGTAAGAAGTCATTAAGGATACCAGTATTCAAATCACCTTTCACAAGTTTAGATCTACTTGCACCTGTGTTACTTCTAACATTAAATCTATTAACATCCTTTACGTCTGCTCTGAGTCTGGTTTCCTGTCCCTCAAGAACTTCACCAACTGATAAAGTACCAAAAGTATCTCTGAGTCTCAGTTGACTTAGTTTTGGATTCCATCCATTTTCAGCAACAATACCTTCAAAGTTCTTAGCAGTTACTTTCTCTCCAGACAAGAACTTAGCATCATCAATAAGTTTCATATCAAACTTAGCCATGTCCTTGTAATTCACAATGGATCCCAAAGTGAAATCATCATCATATTCACCAAGAGTTCCAGTAGCAATGCCAGCAACACTATATGTAAGAGTATAATTTACGGTGTTGATGCCTGTTACCGTAAAGAATGAATAGTCATAATCCTTAGAGTTAAAGTTCAGTTCACCATTTGTTTGAGAATCTGGTGTAATCCTACAATCTTCGATAAAGACTTTATCACCAACTGCAAACGGGAATGTTATTCCAGTTGAAGCATAACCGTTAGAAACTGGAATATTGAACTGTGGATCCAAAAGAAGTTCTACAGTAACATCAGTTCCAGAATGAGTAATTGTATCAATATCATATCCATTGGAATTCTTAACTGGAATGATATTTAATGGTTCATCGAATTCAAAAGAATTTTTAATTATTTCTACTTTAGAAACAGAACCGCCATAAATGCGAGCCTCAAGTTCAACTGTAGAATTTCCCCTAACAACTAATTTTGGTGGTTGTGTGTAATTGACTCCACCATCAGTAACTCCCACACTACCAATTCTAGCAATTCCACTGACATCCACAACAGCTGGAACACTCAGGAAAGGCAATAAAGTTGGATCAGTTGGATAATCAAATCCATCTTTAACTCTTTCAAGAGTGTCAATTTCCCCAATAGTATCGGAGAAAATTTTGACAATAGCATTCTTACCTTCTGTAGTAGCAAATCCAGTTACCTTCGGTAAGGTTTTATATCCCTTGCCTGGGAAATTGATTTTAATTTTTGCAATAGAACCAGATGTATTATCAGAGTTAGTTTGATAGAAAACTGTAGTAATACCAGAAACATTAGTAAAGAATTCATCTCTAGAAGGTCTCTTCAAAAGATTGAAGTTAAATTGTTTTTCATCGACTCTGATAATGGAATGTCTATCATCAACAACAATATCATTAAGTGTAATACTATTTCTTCCCGTTACTTCAGCGTCGGAAGATCCATATCTCTTTCTTTCATCAGCTGGTACAAGAGGAATGAGATCATAAAAACTCTTCCTTAGGTATCCAAGTCTAGTATTAATCGTAACCGTAGCTCCAGCCGTTCCAGGAACACCACTTCTACTTACAGCAAAACCAGCTGAAGATCCCGTGGTATCCAATCCATCAATAAATTTAATATCTTCAAAGAACCTCAATTCCATCTCACCCAAAGATGGATCAGATACGTCAAAAACAATTTGATTTCCATTGGTAAATGTCAATGGTGGATTTATTTTGGCAATGCCAAAAGTTCCACCATTTTGCACTGAAGTAGGAATAATTGGTTTTCCTTCAATAACGTCACTCTTGTACTTACATAGTTTAATGAATTCTGGATCCTCCCTAAGAACAAAGTAGGTTTCATTATCAACCAATCCACCAATAGTGAAGTTACCAGAATAGAATGCTACTTTGTCTCCACTATTGAACGTGGAGTCATTAATGCGGAATTGTGTTAAATCTGCAGAAAAATCAGTATATTCAAATTCTACTTTTGGTCCAGTAAGTTTTGCCAAGAATGGATCATATCTAACGGAAGACGTTTCGGTTTGAATTGGAAGAGCAGACAATGTGATGACATCACCAGTTACCAATTCGTGATCTTCTTGGGTAGTAATTTCACCGAAGAATCTTTCAATCGTAGAAGTTACCTTAGGAGAGGTTGTTCTAATAGAGTGTGCATATCCAAGATCATTTCCGATTGGAGAATACCAATGAATGGCATCGCCAGCCGTAGGGAATCCCACAGTGGACAATCCAAGATAATTTGGACCAAGGTTGACAGCGTACAACTCTCCATCATTTACAAGAAGTTCAGTACCAATACCAGTAGTAGAACCAGATCCAGTTGGCGACCAAGCAAGAGAAGATCCGCCAACTCCAACATTATAAATTACCCTTTGTCCAGTGTAGAACTTGTGATTTGGTAGATATATTGCTTGTTGTGGGACAACTCGATGTCCAACATTTGCAGATAATGATCCACCTAGACCAACAACAATTTGATATGTAGACCCAGTAGATCCAGTACCAACTGTATTGTTTGGATCAAAATAAACAACCTCATTTGAGAATGTACTATAACTGATATTTGCATTACCAATACCAAATTCAAACTTGGTTGGTTTTAATTCTACCTTTTGATCTCCAGCGGTGTGAGTTACAGCAATTCCAACATAATATTCTCTATTGACTCTAAATCTATTGTATTTTGAATCAATATCAATAATTGTCATGGTCTCGGTTCCCACACCGATGATATCACCGACAGTAAACCCTCTAGTATCAGTGACTAGAATGTGAGTAGTAATTCCAGTAGTTCCCACATCTGGAATAAAGCTTGATAATCCTACAGTTCTAGTTAAAACGCTAACTTTTTGTGGACCATCAAAAGCAGTAAACTGCGATGTAGAAATACCAGACAAAAATACAGTTTCACCATTTTCAATTTCATGTGGAACCGTAGT